TTAATTCGTTCTTTTTTAATGAGTCTTTTTCTAAAACAAATAGTTTACCTAAGGATTTCTCACTTGAATCCTTCATTATAACCCTACCAGAGATATTTGACTGAACAATAAAACTATATTTATTGTCGTCAACCTCAATGATATTTATTTTATCACCACTACTAATTGTACTGAAGGTCTTCTTAAGTTCAACTTCCATTAGCATAACTTTCATTATGTTTACCATTCTTTCGTTTAAACTCATAATTTAATCATTTTTATTTAAATACCATGTTATAAATATATTAAAAGTATTTGGTATTCTACTTAATAAATATCAAATAATAAAAAAATCCCTTGATTAAGGGATTTTATTTAGGTGAATATGACCTAGTACTGGTAAATTTACCAGTCTTGGTTACTTTAGGTGTGTTTTCAGATTCCTCTTCTGTCTTATTTATTTGGTTTTGTAATGTCACTATAAAGAAACGCCTTTCGTATGTAGGCATTTTCATTAAATCACCGTATGAAATATTTAAATACTTCATACAAAGATATATTTCTTCTAATAAATCTTTTTTATAGTGATGTGTCAGGCCAAAAAAAGTTTCCGTTAAGGGGAAGAAACGTAGTTATGGACCCACCCCCAGGAGTCCCGACAGTGATATTCATATCAATGCCTGATTCAATTTTGTTTAAATGTTGTCTAAAACTTCTAACATCACCTAATCTCATTCCTCTTTCAATGAAGTTATTAACAACAGTCGAGTTATTATCACCATCAATGGCTAATATCTGCTTTTTAAGTGTATAAGTTGAAGCGTCAGCAAAATCTGAACCCTTTTCCTCAACTAATTCCTCTATGTGGTCTTCAATATCATTAACGTCACCAACGCTTAACATTCTAAATGTAACCTCTTTACCAGATAATGGTAATTTATATTTGAAGTGACCATTTTTATCTGGCTTTTCATCTAAGTATTTAATTGGCAACTCAGATAAATCAATCTTAGTTTCAAATTCTTTATAATCATCATTTGGGTCAGTTAACATAACGTTATACATTGAACCATACCCAGTAGAACGTAACCAAATCATGATTGCATTTCTATCACCGACATGTAAATCCTTGTACCTTAAATCAGTACCCAACATTTTTCTATTGATAAGAACTTCTAGAAACTTACCTGACCTTAAAAGATTAGGGTTAGTAATAAGGTTTTCATCACTAGCATTCAAATAAGATAGTTTTATTGAACTACCTTGATTAGGGTAAACTAACCCTTCACTAGGTAATTTAATTACATCATAAGGTGAATCCTCTTGAGGTCTACTTAACTCTTCGAATCTATCTTCTGGTACCTCTAATTTTTTATGTGGTTTACTCTCAGCGTCTGAATAAGTAACTTTAGCGGTTTCCTCACCACTAAAATCATCACTACCACCAACATCACCATCATTTTTTCTTTTAGCGATTAATTCATCTCTCTTTCTCATCTGTTCCTCTAACATATCTAGAGATTCCTGATTCATTTTATGAGCGTATTCTTTCTCTCTATCGCTTTTTTCAGTCTTACCTATACCTTCTTGTTCACTAACTTCTTCGGCTATTTTACTACCCATCTCGTTAGCTTCTTTCATTTCATCAGTCATCCTAGACGATGTTGGGAAAACATTTGGTTTCTTCTCCATATTTATTAACTTATTTTTAGTATGTTATATAATAATAAATATGAAAAAGTAAAGTTTTTAAAATATTAATGCACTCCGTCGGTTACTCTTTCACCATCTGAATCTGAAAACCATTGATTAGATTTAGCGTCTGTTGGTTTATTATCTTCATCCACAACCTCTAAATCACTAGGTAATCCAGTATAACCTTCATCTTTAGATGTAGCAAAATGCTTGGCGATTATATCTTCAACTTTATCGTAATCTGTTTCACTTTTTTTAGATAATTCATCTAAAAATTGCTCTAGAGATTTATTCATTAGAGACTCTGGAAACTCACCGTCGTGATGTTCGTTAATATCTTCTTCATTAGCATATTTACCATCCCAACTAAATTTATCTTCCTTAAGTAAGTTTTCTTTTAGAGTTTTTAATTGTTTTTCTGTAATTTTAAGTTTCTTTCCCATACTAGTTTATTATTCTACTTAATTCAGGATAAATGTCTTTAACAAATTTAAATTTATCCTTTTCTTTATCTTTTTCTTCGTCAACTCCATTCATCCTATCTTGGAATTTTTTGTTGACCTTATCCATGTTTTTCTTTTTATCTTGTTTTCTCATTCTTTTATAACGTATTTTAAAAAAGCATAACGCTTTCTATTAGATAAATATGTCATATCTCCCTCAAACTTATAAGCTTCTCTTTCAAAACTTAAGTTTCTATAAGATTTAGACCCATAGATAAACAATTTCACTAACCATTCTATGAAATAAAACACAAAAAAGGGTAAAATTAACATCTCCTTTTGTTGTTCGATATGTATTTTCTCATGATTAAGTAATTTATCAGTGGCCTTTGGGTAATGATAATTAATAAACCTTTCTCTTATTATGATAAAAGGAAAAATAGTAATTCCTTTTATCGGTGCGAATAAACTTATAATTGATAATAGTGTGTCGTTATACTTTACAATCGGTATTTTCATATATAGTTAAAAAAAAATCACTTAGGTAGCGACACTTAAGTGATTTTAAATAGCCGTGAGCTATAATCGGTCCTAAACCGTTTATTTATTTTATAAATAGCTGATAATGTGAGTAATAGAAATCAGAATAATAATATTGCCCTATCAAACCTTAAAGTGGCTGTGATATCTGCAATACCGTCATCATCCATTGATAAGTCACCAAATCCAACATCGGTTAACATAGTACCTTGTAGTTGCCATTTTTCAATAACAACACCACTAGGGTCTAACATTTCAAGCTCAACATCTTTTTTGTATCCAGCAGCATAACCTTGTCTACCAGTAGCAGACTCAGAAGTTAACCTAACCCATTCCATAATAGCTTGGGATGTAGAAGGTCCAATGGCATCTCTAAATACAACTTCAATAGTATCCCAAGTAAATCTACCAATTACGTAGGTAGATGTGTTTAAGAATGGAATCTCAACTTCATTTTGTGTGATTGAAGGACGTGATGCTGACTGTAACCACCATTGTTGTATACCCAACTCAGCTGGGAACCTCATTAACCATCTATTCTTCTTTTTAGGTTCGTAAGGTACAGGCATTTTCATCAATAAATCTGACATAATTTTCTTATTTTTTTGTTTTTTATAATATTTATTAGTATATTAGCCTTGTGGCTTTATTATAAATATATGGAAAAACAAAAAAAAGTTAAAAATAAGGAATTAAATTTTATTATTAAATCAAAAAAAAAATATGGGGCGCAATTTAATTACTCTAATGTTAATTATGTTAATAGTAATTCATTAGTTAAACTAACTTGTAATATACATAACATAACCTTTGAACAGTCACCGACAGAGCATTTAAGGGGGTATAAAAAGTGTGTGTTATGTGGTGGTCCTGTTAAAAAAATAAAAGATTTTTTAATTAAATCTAATGAAAAACACGGAGATTATTATGATTATTCTAAGGTTAAATATGTTAATTCACAGACTAAAGTAAAAATAATATGTCCAGAACATGGTGAATTTGAACAATTACCAAATGGACATTTTAAATCAGGTTGTCAGAAATGTTTCTTAGGTAAACATAATAAGAATGAAACAATAGAAGCTTTTTTATTTAAAGCAAATAAAAAACATAAAGGTTATTATAGTTACGATGAAGTTAAATACGTTAATTCACAGACTAAAGTAACTATAACATGTCCAAAACATGGTAAGTTTAATCAATTACCGTATAATCATATTAGGGGTAAGGGGTGTAAATCTTGTAGTATTAATAAAACTAAAAATAAATTATCTTTAGATGAGAATGATTTTATTGTTAGAAGTAATAAAAAACACCACAATAAATATAGTTATTTGAATGTTGATTATATTAATTCACATTCAAAAGTAAAAATAATATGTCCAGAACATGGTGAATTTGAACAATTACCATATGACCACTTATCTGGTCATGGTTGTAATAAATGTACTTATATAGTATCATCATTTGAAAATGAAATAAATGATTTCATCACAAATGAATTACATTTAAAAACCATTACTTCGAGTAGAAAAATTTTAAATGGTAAAGAAATAGACATTTACATTCCCTCACTTAGAATTGCTATTGAATTTAACGGTTTATATTGGCATTCTGAATTATTTTTAAGTGAACATTACCATAATGATAAAACTAATGATTGTAATAACAAGGGGATACAATTAATACATATTTTTGAAGATGAATGGTTAAGTAAAAAAAACATCACAAAGTCTAGATTAAAAAACATATTAGGTTTGACTAAGAATAAAATGTACGCCCGAAAGTGTTTTATAAAAGAAATACCATTTAGTGAATCTAAGAAATTCTTAAATAAAAACCATTTACAAGGTTCTGTAAATGCATCAATAAACTTAGGGTTATATAATAATGATGAATTGGTTAGTTTAATGAACTTTAATAAACCTAGAAGTGGTGTTGGTGGGAAATATGATGGCTATGAATTATCTAGGTTTTGTAATAAATTAGATGTTAGTGTAATAGGTGGCGCCAGTAAATTATTAAAACATTTCATTAAAGAATATGAACCAAATGAAATTAGAAGTTATGCAGATAGAAGGTGGAGTCAAGGTAATATGTATGAAATGTTGAAATTTACTAAAACTCACATTAATAGACCAAATTACTGGTATATAATAAATAAAGAACGTTTTCATAGGTTTAATTTCAGAAAATCAAAATTAAAAGAAATGGGTTATAATATTGAAGGTAAGACTGAACGTGAAGTAATGTTAGAAAATAAAATTTATAGGATTTATGATTGTGGTACTATAACTTATTCGTATAAACCAAAAAACCCTTCTTAAAGAAGGGTTTTATTATTCATCTATTAATATTATACATCTTCGAATGATGCACCAGTATTTTGTACAACAAATTCTACTGTTATAAATTCTAACGCTCTTGTTGGTTTAATGAATATTCTACCGTTAAGTTCGTTCCTATCAATTGACTCAGGTGAGTTATCAACTTCTACACGGAAATCAGTAAGACCTCTTTCACTTCTAATATTTTCTAGAATAGGGTTAACTAATGTTTTAAATTGATTTCTTACAACCTCATCGTTTTGTTCGAATAATAATCTGATTGATACAGCAGATATTAATTTTCTAGCCTGTAGTAATAATCTTCTTACGTTAAGTCTGTTTAAAGCAGTTTCTTTTTCTTGTAAGTTTTTATTACCGAAAATAACTGTTCCTTCAGAAGCGAATGTAGCGATAGGGTTGATTCTACCTTCATATAAAGTATCTCTTTCACCTAAAGTTAATTTCTTTCTAGCTTTAACTGCGTTTACAATACCTCTCTGTACACCAGCCACAGCGAACCATGGGAATGATACATTATCGGTTAAAGCAACGTTAGTTATAACATCTCTTGTAGGTGGTAAGTATACTAATACGTTATTATCTGTATCATTAACTTGTACCCAAGGCCAGTATGTTGCAGTATAACTACTGTCAATACCTGTAGCGTCTAATCTATTAACAACATCATCTACAGTAATTACCGTCTCATTCTCATAATCAGGTGTTGTTGTAATATAGATAGAATCACTTCTTTCTTCCTCAACCATTTCAATAGTCGATTCAACAAGATTAGTGTGATTAAATATATCAATACCTGGTGTTGCAAACACGTTAACGTTAGTGTCTTCAGGGTTATTAAATGTTCTTATAGCTTCTTGATATGCGTAGTAATCAGCTGTCGTTCCTTGGTCACCATTTTCCAGAGCCATTTCAGCAATAGCACCACTAGCTAAAGCTTCATTACTATTGGTTTGACCTAATACAAAACTATCTGTATTACTTCTACCTTCTCTATACTCATCCCATCCATCAAAACCACCGAAAGGTGCCATTGTGAATTTTCTTGATTGTATTCTAGTGTAACTGTTACCAGATAATTCTAATTGAGTATCGTTTTGGAAATTAGAATCTCCATAAACAAATGTGAAGTTATCTAAAGTAGCACCACTTGCGTCAACGTCCATATGGAAACCGTTTGTCATACCACTAGTAGCCTCGTCATCACCCCCTATAAATTTAAAGAAATCTCCATCTATGCCTACTGTATCTGAAAGACCTAAGTAAATTTTTCTTACTTTATCGAACTGACCATAAGCTTGATTATAATTAACTGATGGAGCATCTAAAGAAGCACCAAAGGCCTTAGTAGGCACACCAGTAAATCCAGCTGGGAATGAATCTGAAGTTTCCTCAGTTTCATCTAATTGAACTAACACATAATTAGATACTGAAGAATAAAAACCATCTAAAGTACCAAGTCTTCTACCAACAAAATTATCTGAAGTTGGGTCCATTGTACATCTAGAAAATCTTTCTAAAGTTACTGGATTAGCATCAGTATCATTGAATGCTCTAATTCTAACATCAAATTCTCTAGCATTAGGCCTTATATTTTCAATAGATACTTTAATCTCTGAATTGGCACCATTACCATCTGATATAGTAATAAGTCTGAATAATTTTTTAATAATATTACCATTAACCTCAGATACAACCCATGGAGTTATAGCAGGTCTATATTTGGTTTTATAATCTTCGAATTCAGTTTCAAATTTATCTAAAGTAGTACTAATACCAGTAATGGTACTATCATCTATTAAAGAATCTAACATATTTGGATAAATACTCTCAACAAATATAGGTGCTTGACCATCTGAATTTGATTGACCTAAAACCCTAGGTAAATAATTCTTTTTAGTTGAGTCAAATGATACGTTATAGGTAAAGTCATTACCACCAGTTGTACCACTTAATACAAATTCGGCCTTTGCGTCACTATCAATATCATTAATAGTAGGGTCAATCTGTAAATCATCAATGCCTACGTCGAAGATTAAATCTTCACTAGCATCGTAACTACCTCTACTTCTAATAAAAGCAACAACTTGGTCATTATTACCTTTAATTGCCCAAGCTGGACCAGCATCATAACCTGAGTAACCTAATACTCTTGTTACATATAATTGGTTAGACCTTGTGAAGTATGATTTAGCTATATAAGGTAACTCATATTTAGGATATCCAGTATCAGGGAATTTGGCTGGGTTTGTCCCACCAAAGAATGAAGTGAATTCGTTATAATTAGAAACGAATATAGGCTGGAAAGCTGGACCTTTTGTAGTCTCACCTACCAAACCAGCTGTTGTAACACCTATTTGACGTGTTACAAATGATATGTCTCTTTCTGATGTGTAAACCCCTGGACTTACAAATACTCTGTTGTTTGTACTCATATAATTAGATATTTAGTTTTTATAATTCTTATTTTATAATAAATATGTAGAATTTTATCAAAAGTTTTTATGATGTATGTAATACATCATATTTAGTATGATTTTTGTATTACTTTTGTCATACTTATAGTAAAAAACTCATGAAACGAACTAAAAACCTTAAAATAACCCCTACAACTCACAAAATATTAAAAGACTATTGCAATGAAAATGGACTTAAAATGTTTGGGTTCGTTGAAAAACTAATTAAAGAGAAATGTAAAAAGCCGACTGATTTATACGACGAGCGTAAAACCCATTCATCGCTTTTTAGCGTGGGTGGGTAGTTCACCAATTGAAAATTCATCCTCTATATATTAATACTCTATATAATCTTCCTCTATATAATCACCCTCCATAATATCTTTATATACCACACCATTTTCTTCCAAAAATAATATCATATCCTCCTTTTCTGAAAAGGTAAATATATCCATTTTAGTGTTTAATATGGAACCTTCTGATATTTCTCCATATTTTACAACACTATTATCTTCATATTTAGCTACCCAAAAAGGCTTACTGTAATCTTTGTGTTCATTTATATTCATAATTTCTTTTTTTTTTTATTTTTAAACTTGACCACCGTCAGTAATAGTCCAATTATATGTATTAACTAATATATCTCTACCTGTTTGACCCGAAAAATTATATTTAATTGTCCCTGCACCAAACTCCACATTTTGTTGTAATTGTAGTTGAGACCATTTCTCATAAATAAGTGTTAGGTTTTCAACTGATAAGTTTGAATCACGAAATATAAAACCCATATCAGTAACACTACCTACATCCCAATTTGAAACATCAGGGTTTGCTGATGGTGCATTTTCAAACATAAAATCCATAGCAGTAACATTACTTACATCCCAATTTGAAACATCAGGGTTTGCTGATGATGCACTACGAAACATAAGTCTCATACTAGTAACACTACTTACATCCCAATTTGAAGTATCTGGATTTGCTGATGTTGCACTAAGAAATATAGCACGCATAGTAGTAACATTACTCACATCCCAATTTGAAGTATCTGGGTTTGCTGATGATGCATTAGCAAACATAGCAAACATAGTAGTAACATTACTTACATCCCAATTTGAAGTATCTGGATTCGCCGATGATGCTTCAGCAAACATAGCAAACATATTATTAACATTACTTAAATTAGGAACATCAGTTGCAGTTACTAACATATTTGAACAACCATAAAATGCCCTTTCAAAACTACTCCAAGCAATAGTTCCCCAATTTTTTATATCTGTAATTTTTAATTTATCACCACCATTATCAAAAGCAATTCTATTAAATCCATTTGTAGCTTTTGGTGTAATTTCTAAATCATAAACACCAGAACTAGGTAAGGTAATAGTTTCTGCACCACTTAAATCATTAAAGGTGGCTACAACTATATCATTTTGTTTAGCTATTACATCATAATCCCCTTCTGCACCCGTAAATTGGAATTGGTCTGCATTAGAAACTCCTGTTTTTGAGGTGTCTACTTCTATAATAAAAGGTTGGTATACTAAACCACCATCGGTTATAATCCAATTATATGTATTAACTAATATATCTCTACCAGCTTGTCCAGAAAAATTATATTTGATTGTCCCTGCACTAAATTCAACGTTTTGTTTTGCTGTTAACTGTGACCAATTCTCATAACAGGCTGTTAGGTTTTCTACTGATAAGTTTGAATTTTCAAGCATATTACTCATATTAGTAACACTACTCACATCCCAATTTCTCATATTTGGATTTGCAGATGATGCATAATAAAACATATAACTCATATCAGTCACGTTGCTTACGTCCCAATTTGAAACGTCTGGATTTGCTGATGATGCATTAAAAAACATTAGACCCATATTAGTAACACTACTTACATCCCAATTTGTTGTATCTGGATTTGCTATTGATGCATTATAAAACATACCATACATATCAGTAACACTTGAGACATTCCAATTTGAAGTGTCAGGATTTGCTGATGATGCATAAGCAAACATAAATCTCATATCAGTAACATTACTAACAACCCAATTTGTTGTATCTGGATTTGCTGATGATGCACTACGAAACATAAGACGCATATTAGTTACACTACTTACATCCCAATTTGAAGTATCTGGGTTTGCTACTGTTGCTGACTCAAACATTC